TATCAGTCCTTAAACCACTTTAACCACTCTCCAGCGGTCTTATTTTGATGCCATTTTCCCCAATGTTGTTCAGTTATACATACATACCATTCAAATTCATATTTTTGTTTTAATTCGTGTATTGCGACTTTACAATCATCATATAATTGATGAAAAACTACCGCTTGTTCTTTTGGAAAAGTAAGTAAAGCAACAACAACAAATAATGTTTTCATTTTAAAAACTTAAATCTGGTCTAATGTATTCTAATTTATAATCACCAAAACTTGCAATTTGATATGCTCTTAATTGTGGTATGACTTCCCATTTAGAAACTGCAGGGTGAGATATATTTAATTTTTCAGATAAATTTTTGCCACCATACTTAGCTACAATTTCTTTTTTTCTTTGTATTGCTAAATCGTATTTATTACTCATAATGTAAATCTATAAAAAAAATTAACATATGTCAATATTTAGTTGACATATTATTAGAGTTAACTTATATTAACATAAGTGATTTGTTTTGGGGTTGTTCTCAAGTTTTTATTCACTTTAAAAAGAAAAAACAAAACTGCAAGAGGGTTGGTAGTTTCCTCTAAAAACATTAACTACCACTTTAAACTTTAAAAGGAGAAAAATATGAGTTTAGTAATATCAGAAGAACAAAGTGAATCTAAGTACCCAACAATACCTTTAGGAGTTAGTAAAGCTAGATGCGTTAGTGTGATAGATTTAGGTACACAAGAAAATAATTGGCAAGGAGAAATATCTTGGAAAAGGCAAGTGTTGTTTGAATGGGAAGTTCCAGAGCATACTAACAATAATGGCGAGCCATTAACTATAAGTAAATTTTACAACGTATCTTTTTTTGAGAAATCAAATTTATCAAAAGATTTAACTTCATGGAAGGGCAAGCCATTTAGTCCGCAGGAAAAGAAACAATTTAATATGGGCGATATGTTAGGTCAAACTTGTCAAATACAGATAATGGAAAAAGATAATGGTAAACAGCAGATTGTAAGCATTATGCCATTAAAAGAACCAATGACGGAACAATATCATAAGTCTAAATTATTTAGTATAGAAGATTACCAAAACGATAGAAAAGAAGTATTTAATCAGATTAGAGAGGGTATTAGAAATATTATATTAAGATCTAAAGAATTAACTACTGAAGAGGCAGATACTAGTGGCAACGTACCATTTTAAAGACGGCATGATTGAATACATAAATAAGGACGGATATATTGTAGATCACTTTGGCAAAATAGTAAAAGACCATAAAAATAGAGATATTTTTGTGCCAGAGGATTATAGAAAATATTATAAATTGTGGGGTAAATAATGGTTGAATATATAGTGCTGACAATATGGATTGAATATAATAATAAAATACATGAACGCTATAAACTAGCACCTGCACCATGTGAAACTGCAGTTAATAAAGTGTATGAAGATTATAAAAATAAACAAGCAAAAATTGTTGCAATAAAATGTAATGGATATAAAACTTTTGAAATAAATAAACCACTTATGGAGTATTATCGTGAAAATAACTAATCATTCAAACTTACCTGCCTGTTTAGTAAGAGCAGTAGAAAACGATCCTTATGATGCGTCAAAGTCAGATATATCTGCAACACGCATAATTGCACCACCACGAATAAGAATCTTGGAAAAACGTAATTGGGATTTATTGGAAGAAGATGTATCAGATAGAATATGGTCATTACTTGGTCAATCTGTACACCATATAATAGAAAGATCCGCAAGGAAAACAGATATAGCAGAAAAAACTTTGTTTTATCAAGATGATGATATAACTAATGGTTGGAAAATTTCTGGTACATTTGATTTATTAACAGGCGAGGGCAATCTTATAGATTTTAAAACCACCTCCGCTTATTCCGCTATTAGTTCTTCAGAAAGTGGTAAGCCAGAATGGGAGCAACAATTAAATATATTAGATTTTTTATGTAGAAAAAACCAAAATGAATTAACTATTGGTAGTAAAAACATACAAGTAAAAGATTTATCTATTGTTGCAGTTTTAAGAGATTGGTCTATTAACAGAGTAGAAAAAGATGATAGATACCCTAAAAAACAAGCTATGACTATTCCTATTAGAAAATGGACAAATCAAGAGCAAGAAGATTTTATTAGAGAACGTATTAAATTACATCAAGACTCTGAAACTACAGATAAACTTCCATTATGCACCGCAGAGGAGCGTTGGAGAAAAGAGGATCAATATGCAGTTATTAAAGATGGTAGAAAAACTGCATTACGATTATTGCCTACCAGAGAAGATGCACTACAATATTTAAAAGATAAAAATATGATAGAAAATAAAGGTTGTGCCATTGTGTATAGGGCAGGAGAAGATGTTAGATGTAAAAATTACTGCAAAGTTAATCACTTTTGTAGTCATTATATGGGTGTAGATACTTAACTAAAATACACTTGATTAACCCACGATCTAGTCTAACATATGAATTATGTGGGATAACATTAAAGATAAAATTCAAGAAGTTGTAAGTAATTGGACTATTTATAATTGGGTAGAAATTACTTTATTGCTTCTTATATTGTGGAATGTTTGGTAAGTAACCCAAGAAACGAAGGTTTTTTATGTTTCAAGCACTTCTAGGACCTGTTGCAGATTTAGCATCTACTTGGATAAAAGGAAAGCAAGAAAAAGCTAAACTTAAAACACAAGTAGAACTTACTAAATTACAAGCAACTAAAAAACAAATAGAAACTGACGGATCTTGGGAAGATAAAGCCATGTCAGCCGCAGACAATTCATGGAAAGACGAAGCATGGACACTAACATTTATTTTTATAATATTTGCTAGCTTTGTACCTGCACTTCAACCTTATATGCAACAAGGATTTTTGTTTCTTAAAAACGATTGTCCAGATTGGATATCATACGGAATTTTAGCGAGTATTGCAGGATCATTTGGGCTGAAAAGCATTGCTAAAATAAGAAAATAATGTTTCATAATTTAGAGCAACTTAAAGAAAGAATTAAAATTCATGAAGGTTTTTGTGATACTGTGTACAAAGATACATTAGGTAAACGAACTATAGGATATGGACATTTATGTACAGATAATGAAGAATGGGAAGATGGCAAAACATATACAATAGAATATCTTAATGATATTTTTGAAGGTGATTTTAATGAAGCTGTAAGACAAACAGAACAATTAATAGGTAACTTAGTATTACATAAAGAAGCAAATGAAATTATTATAGAAATGGTTTTTCAATTAGGTATGGGTGGGGTAAATAAGTTTAAAAAAATGTGGGCAGCATTAGAAAATCAAAATTATACAGAAGCTGCAAACCAAATGCTTGATTCTAAATGGGCAAAACAAACACCAAATCGTGCACAAGATTTAGCTGAAATCATGAGGGGTCTTGCATAATCCTTAAAATGTGCTACTTTTATACCTGTGGATAACTTAGGTAAATAAAATGTACAAAAAAGTTTTAGTAATATCTGATTTACATATACCCTATCATCATACAGATGCTTTTGAATTTTTAAAAGAAATTAAAAAAGAATACAAACCAGACTTTATTGTAAACATTGGTGATATGCTAGACTTTCATGCTATATCATTTCACAGCCATGATCCAGATTTGTACTCAGCAGGACATGAACTTAAAATTGCTCGTAAATATGTAAAAGAATTAGAATCAATATACCCAGAAGTTGTTGAAGTAGACTCAAATCATTCAAGTTTAATATATAGAAGAGGTATTAAATTTGGTATGAGTAGAGAGTTTATGAAATCATATGCAGACTTCTTAGATACAAAAAAATGGCAATGGGTAGATGACTTAACACTTACTTTATCCAATAAAGAAAAAGTATTTTTTACACATGGTAGAGCGGCAGATGTTTTAAAAGTATCACAAACAATGGGTATGTCAGCAGTACAAGGACACTATCATACAAAATTTTTAATACAATGGTGGGCAAATCCTAATAATTTATTTTTTGCTATGAATGTAGGTTGTTTAATTAATCAAAAAAGCATGGCATTTAGTTATGCTAAAAACTTTAAAACACGATTTATAATAGGTTGTGGTATTATTATAGATGGAGTTCCTAGATTATTACCTATGATATTAGATAAAAAAGGTAGATGGATAAAAAAATTAGTATAA